CCCTTCAAGTTCTCGATAGGCTGTAAGTTCTTCTGATCCACCCACCAAGTAGGCTGCTTAGAGTTTTTATACTTAGGCCGCTTGGCCATGGCTACGGGAATCCAGCCCGCAAGTCTGTAACTGGGCGATGTGCCAGTGACCAAGATGGCGACGTCTGTGGATCTATCGCTTTCGTTAATGATGAGCTGACCATTCTCGTAACGTGTCCACTTGACTTCGATAAAGCTTCCCACGTCTGCCGTCTTCTTAAATTGAGAAGCTCTAGGGTCGAAGTTCATGTAACCAAGATAACGAGCGACCATAATCTCGGCGACGATAGATTCTGCTACTTGCGCGACGTAATCGTGGAATCCTAATCGTCGGTCGTAGCGGCTACTATGATCTGGCTGTCCGTCTATCTGGGCTATACGTTCCAGAGCTACAGTGTGAGCCAAGACTTTATCTTCTATCGAAGCTTTAAGCTTCATCTACACCCACCACAGAACCATAAGATCTTCTCGTTACCGAAGCCCTTCTGATAACCAAACTCGTCGAACTTAGCAATAGACGCGCACTTGTCGCACTGTTCGACTTTATACTCGGCGATTAGTTCTCCGTTCTTCATAAGTTTACAGGTCATAAGACGCGGGTTAATTATCTCGATGTAATCGCTCATCGGAAGCTAACCCATAATAATAGAGCTAAGAGAATTACTTCGACAATTACCAGAATCTTTATTAGCTTGGCTTTAGTCATGGTCTAGACCTGTGGCTTCCACTTGCCATCGCTGGCTAATACGTACCAGAGCGGAGAACACTGTGTCGCCTTGGTCTTCTCTACGCAGAACCAGCCGCCCCATGCCTTGCCCGTCTTCGCTTCTCCAGTCTTGAAGATTCGATGGCCGTGGCTGCACTGTGGAGCTTCTGGAATTAACTCTCCGCCAAGCTGCTCTTTAATCTGATCTAGTGAAGTTCCCAGAGTAGGCATTCCCGCCTCTTCTGCTTCTTCGCGTGTCTTAAAGCTTGGCACGTCTCCGAACTTGGTCGTCCATGGATCGTAATCGTCGGCCGTTGAGTTAGCTACTTTCGCGCTAATCGTTTCGACCTTCTCCATGTCCTGCCGAGTCGGACGCTTGTCTGCTCCTAGAAGTAATCCGATAGCTCTGCCGATGGCAGATGTAACAGTGTCCTCGACGAAGAACTTCTTCATGTTGACGTTATAAGTAGCCACGTTACCGAATGCGTAATCCGTAGCCGATGGATTAACGTCTTCGTATTCGCGGAAGATCTGGGCTTGGATTAAGACGAAGCCCTTCTCTGCATTGAAGTCGACGATGTTCGTCTGAACTCTAGCTGTAGGGTGTGTAAGCCATAGGCGCGCGATTCGAGCTGCGACGTCCTCGTAATTATCTAGGAAGCTCACTAGCGCACTTCCTTAACTGCGTGACGAGCAATAGCGCGACCGCGCTTAAAGCCTTCTCGCTGGCCTTCTTTATAACCGACCGAATAGCTCATAAGAGCCCAGAGAATGGCCGCTATAGCCATAATAAAGAACAGTCCGATTTCGCTTGTTGTCATTACTTGCTCCCGATACTGGGAGCGACGTTCGCGCTCCCTATGTAAAGAGTGAAGCAAGAACGCGCATAGGTCAAGATTCCCGCGTAGTTGTCGGCGTGTCGACTGGCGTTCTAGGCTTGGACTTTAATCCATTACCCGCAAGAACTCCGCCCAGTGATCCAGTTAAAAAGATTGAAAGAGTCTTTAATAAGTCGATGAATGCTGCGTCGTTAGGAGCTTGTCCGCCGATAGGCTGAGTAACGAAGATAAGCGCGTAAGTAATTCCAAGGGTAACGATTAAGAAGACAGCCGCTAACGTAGATCCGATTATAAGAATGAGAGTCGCATGGACTTCTTCTGGGCTTTTTCTTCTGGCTGGCCTATGGAGCTTCTTCTCCAATGACGTCTCTAGTGCACGTTCCAGTAGGGACGCACTGCGGCGGCTGGCATTCTGGCTTCGACCAGTTCTCGTATTCTTGGCATTCATAGCGTACCCAGCCCTGATAACCGCACGCGGTAAGGCTGACCGAAAGGACTAAGGCCAGACCTACCGCGATAGGTTTCCGAGTCACTTCCCCTGTAACCCGAATGCTGAATCTTTAGGGTTAAGCCAGCGTAGAACGACAGGTAGAACAGCGGCTGCGCCAGCTGTAAGAATCGCTTTAGGATCTGTCACTCCCGCCATGTAAACAGCTATCGACGCAGCTAAGAAGCTACGCGCCCAGCTTGCCGCTAATGCTTTTAAGTTTTCCATTCTTCTTCTCCTTAATCTTCGGCTTCGCTGCCGATTGAGTCGGTACTTCGACGACTGGATAGTCGCCAGCGTAAGCCACGAACTTAGGACGTCCGAACCCTACGACTTCTTTACCGCTCCCGAATGCCCGCTCTTTAATCATGACCATTCCGCCGTTACGTTGATCGCCCGTCCCGCTCGTGTTGCCTTCGATAGTAATAACAGTCTTGGACTTAACTCCGACGACTATTCCGATGTGGCTAATACGATCGACGCCATCGTGTGGGAAGTCCATGAATGCAAGATCTCCGACTTTAGGCTCTGTCTCTACCCATCGGCTTACTTCTTTAAGTTTATGCGCTCCCGCAGCTGTACCCACCATAGAAGGAAGCTTTATCCCTGCTTCGTGGAAGCACCAATTAACGAATGATCCACACCATGGCAGACCGTCGGCCTTAGTAAACTTTCCGTACTTCGTTAAGTTCTCGCCTTCTTCAACCGTACCGACTTCGGCCAGTGCCACTTCTACGACTGCGGCAGCTGTTCCGACTGGATACATCTTAGTCAAGTGTTCCACTTATAGCCCAAGTGCCTTCAAGTCATCAGCAGTCAAACCAAGTGCAGCAAGTTTTGCCTGTGCTGCGTCTTTGGCTGCAACGACTTTTGCATCCTCTTCGGCTTTCCACGCATCATATTGTGCAAAGCCAGCCTCAAATTGTTCCTTAGTAATTGGTTCGCAATCTATAAACTGAATACCTTCATAATCATCACCGACAATTACCCAACCATTAGGTATTAACATTCCCAATACTTCTGCACCTGTTGCCATATTACGCACCTATTTCCATAAGAATAATTGTTGCCGTGTTATCGGATGCTCCGTTTAATGTCACGGAAGCAGCGTTTGTTGGATTTTGGAATTGTGTCTTGTAAATTGTTGCAGATGTCGTGGATGGTGAATCTAAATACGCCATTGACATTGTTCCAACCTTTACCTGTGCCACATCGCTAAGATATTCTGCCGTGCTTAATTTTACAATTGAAGTACCAGCGCGTAGCAATTGGATTAAAGCCCAGTTAGCACTATTTGCTGAATCTTTTTTAATACCTGTGTGAGTAACAAGGACTAAAACTTTGCTACTTGCTGCACTTGGTGTAATTGTTGCAGTCAAACCTGTATCTACATAGGTAAATGTGCTGCTTGAAATTGCTGTTGAAGTTGTACCCATAATAACTTGCAAGACTTTTCCACCGCCTGAAGGTGTAGCCCACTTCAAGCCTGTTGCGGTGGAACTATCCGCCACAAGTGTTTGCCCGTTTGTTCCTACTGCTAGGCGAGCTGGTGTATCGGCTGCGGTTGCAGTTATAAGATCACCCTTAGCGTCGACGATAGCGTTCTGAATTGCGTTAGCGTCGTCGGAAGTTATCCACGTAAAATCCATGTTAGTGTTGGAGTTCTTCGATAAGACTTGGCCAGTAGTACCGCCGAGAAGATCACCCATCGACGTGTCGATAGCATTACCCAGCGTACGAATCGCAGCCGCTCCGTCTTTTACGAGATCCGTGTCGTCTGGCTCTTCCCAGCCGAAGAGAGGACTTGTTGCCATTGATTGCTCCTTTAAGCGACTACCGTCGCACTATTCCAGTCAAGTGTAAGGGATAAAGTATTCCAAGTTTCGGCGACACTTACATTCTCCCACTTCATCGACTGCAAGCTAAAAGCCGTCGGACTTAGGTTAAGAGTTAAGTCGAGTCTGTTATAGCCAGCCGAGAACGTCCAGCCTTCGACGAATCCTTGGAATCGTCCTAGAAGAATGTTCGGTGGAAGATCCGTAATGTCCAGCGGGAGTCCCATAGCTACGTTAAGAAGTGCGTCGCGATCCGAGTCGTCTATATTGTTATTACCTAGAGTAAAAGTTATGGCTTGGAATTGAGCTTGCGGGTAAGCTCGAAGTCCTAAATAGAACTCGGCTTGGGATTCTGCGTCCACTGAGTTCTCGATACTTGTCGCGATAAGTTGAGCCTGTTGGCCATAAGTTCCGATGGAAGCTGTATCTAAAGCGTTCGCTTCTTGACCGTTCTTATAGGAGATCGTTACGTTATTACGGACGTCTGCGATTCTTTTAATGGTCGAGATTCCAGCCGCGAAAGCTGTAGAAGCTGAGATCTCCGTATAGCCGTTAGCGGCTAAATACTGGGAACGATGTGTCGCGTCGGCATAGCTAATTCGACCGCTGGAATCTTCGTAGATGTAGCCAAGTCCAGAAGTAGCTAGGGCACTAACTAACGAATAGACGTCTGTCGTAGAAGCTGAACGAGCTGTAAGTTCGTAATCACCCGGACGGTCTATCTCTCCCAGTCCTACGTTCTCGGCTGTGGCCCATGTCTGGGTCGCGTCATAAGCAGCCCACGTTACAGCGGGAGCTACTTCGTTCCAATTATTGAGAAGCAAGTCCGAAAGAATGGTGTAAATCTGATCGCCGTCGAAGTCTTTAGCTAGGACGCCTTCTGTAAGGCTTACTGGAAGCTTAGATAAAGCTCCCAGAGCTGTAACTCTGATAACTTGATTCGATTGCGTTCCGCTACTGTTTAGGAGTTGAACTTGAATGTCTGTAACGTCTCCGCCGAATAGATTAACGAATGTCCCTGTCGAATCTTTAATCTTTATCAAGACGTTATCGTTAACGTCAATTACTATCGGCGACTCGTCTAAGTTGAGGATTTCAATAAAACAATAGCCAGCGCGTGGCTGAGAATAGATGTCTGTTCGGCCAGAAGTAATCGAGACAGTAGCTAGGGTTAGATTCGTGTAATTAGTGCCACCGTTAACCGTCACTTGCCATTCGGGAATCCAGACAGTCACTAGACAGCCACTAACGCGTTATAACCGCCGCCGCCTCTAGCTGCCGAGCGATTAAGTACGTCGACGACTGCTCTAGCTGCGCCTTCTGGATCTCCTACTATTCCCATGTTAATGGTAATTCTTTCGGCTGTTGATAATCCGCCCGTAGTTTGTAGACGCGCAGCTACCGCAGCTTCTCGCTCATTACGCAGTCTTTCGGTATCTGCTTTTAATTGTTCTCGGCGTAAGATTGCCGCTTGCATAGCTGGAGAATAAGCTCCAAGCGGCGCGCCCGTAAAAGTAGGCGACGCAGAACTAGGATTAAATCCGCCGCCAGTGTCGAATCCGCCATCTCCGCCGCCAGTAGGCTCGACTGAGACGCTTGCTCTTAATCCCTTACTATTATCATCGAATAGGTTAGTAATAGGATTATTCTTAATAAGATCTACGACTCTTTTCGCACCATTGTAAATAGAAGTCAATAAAGACACGAACTTAGAGAATGCTGTAACAAGGCCACCGACGATTAAGCCGATTCCTTGAAGTGCAAGCTTAAACGCTCCACCAAGAAGCGGAGCAAGATTGTCTTTAGTGAAAGTCCAGATAGCCTTAAAGAGTGCAAGAAGCGGAGCGAGTTCGTCTGAGTTAGCAGAGACAGCGTTCTTAATTGTAGTAAACGCAGCTCCTAGACCTTTAAGAGCTGGGCCGAAAATTGCGCCTAGAGCTGGGATTAACTCGTTCGCGAAGAAGTTAAAGAATGACTTAACGATAGGAAGAAGATCATCGCGGACGACCTTAAAGATAGCCGTAAACGCTGGCCCTAGCGTTACGGATAATCCAGAAGCTAAGTTCTGAATAGCTGGGATTCCCTTATCGACGAAGCTAGAGATTAAGGGAGTAATCGCGTCAAGAACGTAAGAACCTACAGTCTCTTTCGCTTCATCGAATGCGACCGTAAGACGAGCCATCTTGCCTTGGAACGTGTCGGCTTGTTTAGAAGCTTGTCCCTCGAAAGTCTTAGCCAGCGAAGCCGTAATCTGCTCCATCGACATGGTCTTTAATTGAGCAGAAGATAGTCCTACGCCTAACTTGCCTAGAGCTGCCGTATTACCTTCGGCGGCCTTAGCCATCGCGTTCGTGACTGCTTCGAGCGACTTTCCACTTCCAGCGGCGACATCTATCGCGACAGCTTGAAGCTTCTGGGCTGCGCTTACGTCTTTCGTAGCTCGGAGTAAACGATCTAGCGATGGACGAAGATCGTCGTCTGTAAGACCCGTAAGAAGCGACGTCTTAGTTATCTGTTCTTCGACAGCTTTAATCTGTTTATCTGTTGCGCCTGTTACGTTCTGTAATGTCGTCGCGAGTTTAGCCTGAGCTGCTTCGTCTGCGATGGCTGACTTAACGCCATCGATGAGAAGCTTTCCAGCATAGGCCGCGGCTGCCACTGTTGCAGCTGCGAAAGCTGCGGCGGCTACCTTTCCGAACTTGCCTATCTTGCTAGAGAAGCCTTCGACTTCATTCTGCGCGCCTTTAACGCCCTTCTTTAATTCGTCGAAGTCGGCGTCGAAAGTTATCTTTACTTTAGGAATGCCAGCCATTAGTCCAGACCCACTTTCTTAATTACGCCCTGAATAAGATCTATGTATTCTTTCGCCACTATAGGCGTGTAATAGTCAACAGCTGGAGCTATCCAGTAGCCGCGCTTATTGCGCGGGGCCTTGAATCTGTCTGTGTAGGCGCGTCCTAGCGAGTCCGTACCGCGTCCGCCGCCGTATTCCGTTCCCCATAGAAGCGCACCCGCTGGAGCTGCATTCTGGCGAACCTTAGACCCTTTACCGCTCTTAGAAGCTTCTCCGCCGTACTTGCGACCGACCTTCTTAGGGCCGCCGATGTCTACGCGGATAAGACGATCGCGCTTAGCTGTAATCGTTGAAGCTACTAGCTTCGTCTGTGGAGCTGGCGCACCATGCGCGGACATCATGAGCTGTCCAGCTAGACGCTTAGACAGTGGCAGAGCTGCGTCGCGAATCTCGTTCTGTGTCTCTTTATCTAGAAGATTAAGAGTCTGTAGCAAGTTTTTAAGCGCGGCTGGCTCGACTTCTATCGAGTAGACGCCCTTCTTACTTGCCATTCTGTCTCTCCAAGATCTCTATAGCTGTGAGTAAATCTTCCGTCGTCTGCCATTCGCTCATCGGGATTCGAGTCGCTATTGCGACTTCTATCAAGATCCGATTTAAGCTTCCGACGGGCCAGCTTTTGGGTCTGACTTCTTACTCGTAATCTCTTCGACTGTCTCGATCCAGATCTCGTAAGGCTTTACAGGACTTCCCGCAGCTTCGCGCTTCATAGCGTGATAAGCCAAGAAGTTAAGTCCTTCTAGTCCTAACTTAGATTCTGCTTCGTTAACTGTCGTCTCGAACTTGCGTTCCCACTTAACCCACTCGGGATTAGCCGCTACATAGGTAGCGACTTCTCCCGAGCTGTAAGTTACTTCTAGTTCTATCTTCATCTTTAGCTCCCGATTCTATTTATTAGCTGAATGTCTCTGTAGGTGTTCCGATAACTGTAAAGCTCATGCTAACAGTCTGAGCGTCTGGCGATGATCCGCCCACGCTTGGGAATAGTGGTAGTACGTTGAACGCGAAGACTGCACCTGTTACAGCTGTAAGCGATACCGCTAAAGCTGTGTTAGGAGCTGATTCCGCAGCTGACCAGAGAGCTTCGCAGAGTGAATCTGTTGCGCCCCAGTCTGCAAGCATTTCGACGTCGAACGTCCACTGTGAATCGATGGACTTATAAGCCTTCGAGTAAAGTGTGTCGTAAGTTTCGATAGTAACGTCGCATGAAAGCGTCGCGGCTGTCGCTTGTTCGTCGTAGTTCTTAGTCGCGATCGTCATAGCGAGATCGCGTCCAGTAATGACGGTCGTGGCCATTTTTTCTCCTTAGTTGGTTTGGGTGTAATAGGTGGAGAGCTGAATCTCGCAAGCGAGAATCTCCGACGCTCCGATGTTTAATGGAATCGGATTCGATACGTCTCCGACTTCATACCCTGACGGAATAGCCGCCAGAATGCTAATTACGAGCTTCTCGATGTTATCGAGCGCGCTCTGATTATCGTAAATCGCTACGCCTACAGTCATAACTAAATTAACCTTTAGCTTTACGTTCGCCTTACCTAAGAACGTCGGCTGGAGATACGGTACGTTCGGGACGATTGCAGCGAACGGAACGATGGGAGCTTCTGGAACTGAGTCGTAAGTATTAGCCGCGACTCCCGCTATAGCTGTCTTTAATGGAGTACGGACGCTCGTAAGAATAGAACTGGCTGGCATTAGCCGACCATTACTTCGACATCGATGTAATTACCTAATAATCCGATGACGCGATTCTGGAGTGATCTTCCCATACGATAGGGCGAACTAGCGAAGTCCAGCCCTTCTATCTGACCGCCAGCGGCCGTTCTAGATTGAAAGACTTCAATAGATACTGCATAGATAGCGGACTCGATCGACGCGTTACCCACGTAGAGAGTCGCAGCTGAATAACCGCTAAGAGTTGCTATGCCGTTCGGAATGATCTGGCGACGTGTCACGTCTGCCGATGTTAAAGCTGCGGAGAATGAAGAATCGGTAATAACTGTAAGAGTGTGAGTAGCTGTAAATGGAGCTGGAAGACCAGTTACGACGATGGACTGCCCTACGACGAATGGGTGTGTTCGACGAGTAAAGAACGTCGCTACGTTAGAAGTTAATTCGTACTCGATTACAGCTGTCGAGTTCTGAATAAGAAGCGGGAGAATAACCTGCTCCGCTGTGTCGATTATGTCGTTTAGATACGCGTCATCGTAGAGAGAAGAGCTAACACCTAAGACGGATCTTAGCTGTGCAGCTGTAATGATGTTAGGCATTAGCCCTTCCCTTCTACTGCTCGCCTAGCTCGGGAGCGAACTAGGCGATGATTGATTTATTCGGATTACGCCTTGTTATTGTGGAATGCGCCAGCTGCGATCTTGGTAGCTAGTGCGCCATAACCGTAGTAACCGACTGTAATCTGGCCAGAAGCGATTACGTCTGCGCGTAGGCGGAACGTAGGTCCTTCGTACCATGTAAATGCGTCTGGGTTAACGATAAGCATAGAACCGTCGACGTCTGTCGCTGCTAGTGATGGATCTACGAATAAATCCAAGCCCGCGACAGTTCCACGAAGTGAAGTAGGTGTAGCTGATCCTGCTTGATTCATTGGATTAGTTACTGTTGAGTAGATTGGACGTCCTGCGTCGTTTAGTGTCATAGCGTTAGACCATTGGCCAGTTCCCATGATGATGTTGCGAGCGAACCCATTAGGAAGTCCAGCTGTAGCTCCGTAAACAGAAGCAGCACCACGAGCGACGAAGCCGAGAAGCTCCGCAGCTGTTGGATAAGTTGCTGTAGTAGTTGCGTCGCCTGTAGCAGTTGAATAGATAAGTGCAGAGACATAAGCGTTCTCTGCCTTGGCCTTGGCTGCTGCCATGTTACGGATTAGTTCCTCGAAGAATGCTGGAGAAGTACGATCTAGCAATTCGACAGAGAATGTCTGTTGCCCAGCGAACTTCTTTACTGAAACAGTAATGAAAGCTGAGTTCTGATCTGTCTCTGAGAATGCTGCGTCTTCGTTAGCTACTGCGACAGTAGGCGCAACAGTGATCTTAGGAATCTCGAAAGACATTCCAGCGTCTGGAAGTGTTCCGCGACTGACTGCGTCGATAGATGGACGGATAAGTGTAGATAGTCCGTTAACTACTTCTGCCATCTGGCGAGTAGGAACTAGACCTGCGTTATCTGTCGTATTATCGGCTGCGAGAACGTACTGGCGAGCTGAATCGTCGCCCATCGCTGCGCGAATAGTGTTTTCCACATACTTAGCAGCTGTGAACTCTAAGCGTGGCTTGGTGAATGATCCGCCTACGATTGGCTTCGCTGCGGCTGTGATGGATTGAGCAGCTTCGACCGTCTCGACGGTGTCCGCGTTTGTGACGGTGTTGTCCACTTCGTCTCCTTCTGTTGTTGGTGTTACTTCCTCTTCCACTGTGGAATCGGACATCTCTTCGGCGACTTCTTCGCCTTCTGTTGCAGCTACTTCGTTAACGCGAGCGGATCTAACCGCTGGCTCTGTTACGAGTGCGACGCCAGTTAATTCTCCAGCAAGAACGCGCATAGTGCCGTCCTTCTGCATGATGTAATCGTCTACAGCCAGTTCGATAGAAAAGCCGTCGCGAAGTCCGTCCATGGCCTCGGCGATACTGTCTGAACCCGCTGTCGTGTTAGAAATCTTAAAGACTGCGTCGATAGAATCTTCGTTTAATGTCATGTCTAAAGTCTTACCGATTGGACGAGTGCGATCATGTTCCAAGTTAAGCTTTACTGGAGCTGGCTTAATTGAACCCTTCGCGAATACGACTTTCCCAGTCGACGCGTTAGCTTCTTCCTCGAATGCGACGATACGCCCGCTAATTGTGCGAGATGTAGAATCTGCCGCTGTGATGTGCATAGGTGTCGTTATTTTCATAGAAGTAGATCCTCTTCTTCGCGGATTTCATCGACGCTCATCGCGCCGATTCTGTTTAGTATTTCGTACACTTGCGCGCGCTCGTAAGGATTGCCACGCAAGAAGTCGTCTAGATCGAACTTTACGTCCTGACCTAGTGGAGTAAAATCACTAAGGCTCATTCGTTGCTCTATGACTGTCATTAGCGGACGAAGTGAATAATCGACCAGAGAACGTCTTTCGCTTACTGCGTTCGAGTAAGTAAAGCTATTAGGCTCTGCACTTGCGAAGAATGCTGGAAGTCCTGCGGCCCTGCATAATTCTAAGGCTAAGTAGCCGCGGGCTTCATTGAGCTGTAAGTTCTTAGGATCGTAACCGATTGTTTCGATAGATACGTCGCCGTTTAAGAATGTAACTGCTTTAGATGTGCGATTCTTAAATGCTGCGACTAGTGCAGCTACACGATCTTTCGGAAGTGCCACGCCAGAGTTCTTTAAGATTGTCTGCGGATTTGGATTTATTGCGAAGTCGTAAGCCGTTTTTTCTAAGGCGGAAGCTGCGCGGATTGTGCGGCCGGCGCGATTTAAGATTCCTTCATCGAGTCCAGTAAAGACGACTAATTCGCTTGGATCTATTGCAAGTCCATCGACTGCATAACCGTCGATCTCTGTTCCGTTGCCATTAGTCGTAACAGTTATGCGAAGAGGATCTATTCTCTCCATCGCTTGGATTCGTCCAGTGTCGGCGTAGCGTTGCATAACACGCGCGTAGCCGTAACCATAGAAGAGAATGTCTTCTGCTAACCATGACCAGAATGCAGAACCCGCGATTCTTGGATCTGGCTGATTTATAACTCGTGGCTGTTGCACTCTTTCGCCTG